ACTAACTCTCTCGTAGAATACACTAAATATGTAGCAGAGAAAGTAGATCAAGGTATTTCTTATTCTGAATACCTCGCAGAGAACCAAGACAAAATGATCCAGTTTTCTAACTATCTCGCAGAGAACCAGAACAACACAATTTCTTACTCTAAATATCTTGCAGAAAGACTTGATCAAGGCCTTAGTTACAGCGAATACCTCGCTGAGAACCAGAACAACATGATTAAGTATTCTGAGTACATCAAAGAAAACGTAGAGAATCTCGGTAAATATGCAAATTATCTTGCAGAGAACCTCAACACTTTGAATGAAAAGACTGACGATACAGCTGCTCCTGCTGAGCAAAAGCCAACTGTACACGCAGTTGCAGAAAAAATCGAAGAATCAGTAACTGCAAAAGTAGATGCTATCCTCGAATCAGTAAAGAACAAGACTGTGGAAAAAGAAGAGAATCATTTCATGAGATTCCTCGATTCTGCAAAGAGAAATGAATTTGAAGCTCTTAACGAGAGCATGCAAACTAAGGTGACAGAAGCCTTTGCTAGCAACAGATACATGTCAGTACAAGATGCTAACAGAATCTGGAACTCTGTATTCATTCCTCAAGGACCTGCTAAAATAGACTATGTGGCTAACATGCCTGAAAGATACAAAGAGATCTACGAGTCTCTCAATCCTTCTCAGAAAGACACCATTCACAAGCAGTCTAAAATGTATCCTCTAGAGACTCAATATCAGATCGATAATTTCTGGCAGACCAGAGATCTTAGACCTAAGAAAGTTGAGATTCAGAAGATCAATGAAAGTGAAACACCTGCAGCGACTGTAGAAATTACTCCAGCTGGAGTTCCTGCTCAGAGAGTCAACGATATCAAAGAAGCTCTTACTTCAAGATTCAAAAACATTCGCTAATATGAAGCATGTTAAATTATTTGAAGATTTTCTAAACTCTTCTTTAGTAGAAAAATTAAACGAAGGAGAAAACTCACCTTCAGCTAAAGAGCTAGATGAACTAGAAAAAGCAGCTCAGAAGATATATGAAATGATGTACAAATTCACTAAAGACTATGTTGGCCAGTGGAGACATCCGCACGGATATACCGAAATCCCGGATGCAGAAGGTTATAAATTGAGTTTTGATATTGATATCGCAAAGGCTGAAGGGAATGATGCACTGGTTGACAAGCTCAAAAAACAAAATGAGCAGAAAAGAAACAGTGACGCTGCTACAATGAAAACACAGGACAATTACATGAAGAATGTATATGACCCGTTTTACCAAGAGATGAAGAATAAATTAAGCTCAGCTATTGCTGCGTTAGGAAATTTTGAATCTTATGGATGGGAGCACTTCGTGGATAAAAACACAAATTTTCTTCTATTAGTTCAAAGACTCGCTGAAGACCAGGCTGAAATCGATAGGATAGAACCTGTGATAGCACTTTGTAATCGTTATCGGAAAATCTTACCTGACGGGGATCCTTATCCGTGGCCACAGACTCCAAAGGAACGATGTGAAGGTATACTGAAAAAGTTCGAAGAAAAAACGAAGAAGAATGAAAGATCTGTTAAAATCATGGAATCGGAAATGAAAAGAGGTCTTGCAAAAATTAAAGAATTAAAAAAACTAGCAGATGATTAAGGACTTTCAGTCTTTTTTACATGAAGCAGAGGGATACAACGGTAGAGGCACCTTTACCGTTGCTTCTCTTTCTCAGAAGAACCTCTTCTCAGCTGAAATTACAGGACAGCTCAGTGACGGAGCTTGGGAAAATACCAAGCCTTACGATCATTGGACACCTTGGGCCGGCTCTGAAGTCAAAGTAGGTTCTAGAATTGGAAGAGATTTCCCTGTAAAGAAAGACGGTTATAATTTAGGCAGTCTTCTCGATTATGTAGGAGACAGAATGCTAGGACTCGGCGCAGCCGGATCTGTAGGCTGGGACTTAAATAGCGGCGATGAACAAGGAGCTATAGAATACTTCTTCAGTGCAGGTAGCCTCGCAGCTACCGAGAGAATGTGTATTACTGAGGATTTCGAACGTCATTTTGAGAAATTCTTAGAAAAGTACAGCTCTGGCTATCTCAAAAAATACGCAGATGCTGCTCTAAAGAACAAGAAGAAGCTCCAAGAAACTTGGGATGCTATCAAGTCTGGTCGCTACGGCATCAGACAGCTGAAGAATGATCTTACGAGCATTTCTAAAGCGATGAAAATCTATAACTAAACATACAAAATGCATATTAAGTTATTTGAAGATTTCAATAAAGAAGAATCTAAATCAGCGGACACCATCAGCGAAAGCGTTTATCCTACCTCAAAAGGAGGCAGAATAGAAAATTCATTAAGAGCTGAAGAGATCGGCCGTATGAACTTAAAACATAAAGGCGAAATCATCGGAACACTTTTGGTTTGGATGAAGCCTGGATATATTTTCGGAGGTGGCGGCGGCTACGATGAAAACCAATGGGAAGTCGGCGCTTCATATACGAGCTACCCTTATAATGACAGATACAATGGCAGCACTGGATCTGGAGTATGGAGTTCAAGCGGTTATACGTCTAAAGACGATGCTATCAAAGCCGGTAAAGAGTTCATGAAAAACGTAAAAATGTCCTAATTGAAAAAGTCAATTTGAGACATAATATATAGTACAACTAAACACTATCACGTCCTTAACTGCTGAGAAGCAAAGAGCGGAATAAGATAAAACGTGAAATAAGCATAAAAACAAAAAACAAAAAATGCACAATCAATTAATCAATGAGGCAGAAGTCGTAAAGACTTGGGCTCCTGTGATTGAAGAGGCGACTGGCATTAACGACAAGAGCAAGCTCTCTTGGATGTCTAAATACTGCCACTTCCACCAATTGAACGAGAACGTGTACAACCAAGTTCACCTTAACCCTAACATGAACCTTTATGGCATGGGTGCGGTATCTTTCCCTGGCGATCCTGGTTTGAACACTGCGTTCCCAACACAAGCAGCCGGTTCTGGTGACAAGCCTTTCAGCTTGCTTCCACTTGCTATGCAAGTTGCAGCTCAAACTGTAGGTTTAGACCTTGTACCAGTTGTTCCAATGAGCGGTCCATTAGGCGTTCTTACTTATCTTGACTTCATCTACCAAGGTGGTCGTCTTGACAGCTTAGAGACTCCTTTGATGGTTAGAATCGATGGTGGCAACACTACTTACGCTTCTGGCTATGCTGCTTCTTCTTTCGCTGGTAACACTGTTTACTACTTGAGAGATTCAGGTGGAACTACTCAGTACGCTTTGACTTTCATCGGTCTTTCTCGTATCGACGGATGGCCAATCTTCAAAGTGAACGCATGGTCTGGTGGCGCTCAGCAGCCTAACGGTACTGCAGGTGCAGTAACTCTTGCTGCAGCAGTTGACGCTGGAGACATCTACACAGCAGCTTCTGGTGGAACTAAAATTGCAGATCTTACTGCAGGTGCAGCTCTTCTTGTTAAAGCTCTTGAAGATCACATCACCGGTTTCTCTGGTAACGGTCTTGCTGGTTACGGCGGTACTGCTAACAACGTAACTTCTGATCAGCCTTACCTCAGACAAAATGGTGAGAACACTCCTGATAACATCATGGGTCTTTCTCTCTTCAACAAGTCTGTTGAGGCATTCACTTACCAAGTTGCTGCTGCAGTAACTCGTGAGCAAGTTCAAGACCTTAAGCAGTTCGGTATCGATGCAGTTGCTCAAGTAGAAGCTGTACTCGTGAACGAATTGACTCAGTCAATCAACAAGCTCATCCTTGGAAGACTCTTCCAACTTGGTGCAACCAACGCTGAAAAAGTATACGGCATCGATGGTACTAACTTGAACCTCTATGTTGCTTCTACTTCAACTTCAGCATCTCTTTCTCTCGGTAACGACTGGGAAGGAAACGCGGTAAGTATCACTACATCATCTACAGTTCCAACTTCAGGTGACAATGCTGGTACTCTTCAGAGAAGAATTCTCTCTAAGATCCTCGCATCTTCTAACCTCATCGCTATCCGTGGTCGTAGAGGAGCTGCTAACTTCGCCGTTACTAACGGTCAAGTAGCTTCTGCTCTTCAGGACATCGCAGGATTCATCACCTATCCTTTGGCTAACACTGTTAACCAAGCTGGTGGTTCTCTCTACCCTGTAGGTGCTATCGCAGGCGTAACAGTCTACGTAGATCCTAACATGAGCTGGACAGATACAAGAATCTGCGTTGGTAGAAAAGGTGACGGAAACTCTCCAGGTTTGGTATTCATGCCTTACTTAATGGCAGAAAGCGTACAAACAATCGCAGAGCTTACAATGGCTCCTAAGATTGCAGTAAAATCAAGATTCGCTCTTGTAGACGCTGGTTTCTTCCCATTCCTTTACTATTTCACAATGAGAGTAAGATTTGATAACTATCAAATCATCTAATCTCTAGTAGATAGGATTTTTAGAAAGGGACTCTTCGGAGTCCCTTTTTTTGTGAGAATATATAGAACAAGAATCTACTAAATTCAACATCATGCCAAAAGTAAAACTATTAGAACAATTCTTGCAAGAAGACTTAAATGAAGGACTCTTTGACGTAGTCACTAAGAGCAAAGCCTTTGTTAAAAATCCGATCGCAGCGACCAAAATCAGCAATAACGGTAAGAAGCTGGCCCAGGCTCAAGTTGATTCAGCATCTACTGAATTAGACTTTGAGAAGAGAAAGCTGGCATCCTCTAAAGCTGCTAAGCAGAAGATTGAAGCCCTGAAGAAGAAAGGAGACAATGACGGTGCTCAGAAAGTTAAAGATGAATTTACTGATAACAAAGACGCTCTTAAAGCTGCTCACGATCAAAAAAGTGATGCCCTTACAGACAAAGTCGGGAGCATCAAAGACCGAATAGACGATCTCGCCAAGAAGAATTCTTCTTTGCAGGACTTGGCTTCTTTAGTTAAGACTGCAGCAAGAGTGAAGAAGAATGAAGTTCTTTTCAAAGGAGCTGATGATGAAGAGAAGAAGCAATTGAAGCTACAGATGAAAGATGACATGGAGAAAATCCAAGGTCTTCAGAAGGGTTTCGGAGATTACGAAGGCGCTGATGAGCCAGAAGATAAGGGTGAAAAAACCAAAGATAAGAAGGATAGCGATGTGACAGTAGATACTGGAGACGATAAGACTTCAAGCTCGACAAGCACAACACCGCCACCACCTCCTCCGGCGGCTCCTAAGTCTGATAAGCCAACTGATAAGCCTCTTACTACATCACAAGCTCCTAAAGATGAAACCCCTGATGAAGCCGTAGCTAGAACGAGACAAGATGTTCGGGATCAGCAGAGAATCATTGCAGATCATAAAGGTAGAATAAAAGATGCTGAGGATAAAATAGCTGATCTTAAAGCCGGTAAATATGACAAAAAGAAGGTAGCAGACCCGCAAGCTGAAATAACTAAATTGCAAAATTCCATACAGGCTGAAAAGGACGCCATGACTATAGCACAATCAGAATTAGAAGATTTAGTAAAAGCTTCACAAGAAGCTGAAGCTAAAGTACCTAAGGATGAGCCTACAGCAGAACCAAAAGCAGCTGAGCCAAAAGCTGAGCCAAAAGCAGCTGAGCCAAAAGCTGAACCAAAGGCAGCTGAACCAAAAGCTGAACCAAAAGCGGAACCAAAAGCAGCTGAACCAAAAGCTGAACCAAAAGCAGCTGAGCCAAAAGCAGCTGAGCCAAAAGCGGAACCAAAAGCAGCTGAACCAAAAGCGGAAGATCCTATGGTCGCCCTTGACGCAGAAATTGAAAAGAATATAGAGGACAGAGGTAAAATAACCAGACAGATAAAGGATTTAGAAAAAGAACTTGAGTGGAAGTCTGGTGATGAAGAGAAAGCGGTGAAAGACAAAATTGAGAGTCTTAAAGCAGAACGCCAGAAGATAGATGATGAAGGAGAAAATCTTTCTAAAAGAAAGAGAGAATTAGAAGGCGACCCTTGGAAGGGAAGCGCGAAAGAATCATTCACCACTCTTAAAAGCTTCAAAGATTTTGTCAACGAAAAGAAATTCTCGTAAGAGCCCCAAGATCAGCATTAGAGACTGGGGTAAAGCTCCTAGAAAGCATGGAATCATGCTCAAATTTCTGACGGAAGATCAAAGGAGATTTCTCTTCGATAACGATCATCTTAAGTTTATTTCTCGAAAAAAGGACTCTATCTCTGCCGTGTTCTACGTCTTCTACCAAGAACAATTGCGTAAGATTGATAGAGCAGCTTTGCACAATCCTTTCGCTGGAACCTTTACCAACCGCATTCAGTTATACAAAGATGCTCAGTTAGTAGATTGGAAGTGTGCCGTTTGCGTTGATGAGATTAAATCTAGCATGACAGATTTCTCACCTGAAAACTTTCTCTGTTCTACGTGTCAAGAAGCTCATTCCGGGTCAAAGAGAATAGATTCTAGAATCAAACAGAGCTCATTAGAATTCACAGAGCACTGCAAATCTCTGTTAAAGATAGAACAGAAAGACTTCTTAAAGTTTGTGAAAGCTAATCGAAAGCAAGAGCCTCCTCGATAGAGATTTTCTGAAAAGATTCAAGCTTGCTGATTTGAGAAGCGTTATAGACTTTGACTTTTCTCTTTTCTAATGGATCTATCAGAGTATCAAAGTTAGGTACCATCAATCGAGCCATAGTATCTGTATCAGCAGTTGAAGGGTAACCTTCATGCCAGTGAGTTTCTTTTCCATTAGTCTGCATATCAAATCCTAGAAGAACAATTCTTTTTGCTCCGAGATGGTATGCTAAATTGATAGCAGCGTAACCAGAATTTCCACCGTCTCTCAATCCATAAGACATTGTTTCTAATCCAGTCTTTCCAGTGTTGAGCAGATTAATAATGTCTCCTCTCTTCGGCTGAGCTCTGCAGGTGACTTTAATTCCTTTGAAATTATCGACTTCTTTCGAGTGCCATTCGTAGAATCTCGTATCGCTCCAATAAAGAACTTGAGCAAATGGTAAATGCATGAACGCCTTGTTGACTGCGATGACGACCTTGTCTTTGAGCCTATTGAAATCAAATCCTTTCAGAGAAGTTCCACCACCTACAATATAGATAGTGTCTCCGAGAAAAATTGGATCAATGTAAGTATAGTTGTCGTATTTCCAGACATTGGCTATTCTTCTGTGCTTTTCTTCCGGCGGCGTGGTGGCTCTTATTTCTCTAGCCTCCTCGATAGCAGTGATCTTCCCTACTGCTCTATCCACCATTGATTGTCTGGATGATGAGATCTCTAAGACTCTTACCGGTCTAGGATCGTCAAACTTTTTCTTGATTTCTTGGGGCTTGACTCGGATGACGTTTGTCCTCCTCCTGATGATATATTCACCGCCACCTTCATTTCTACGTGTTGCCATATTGATATTTATCCTATGCGTAGAAGTGACTTCTAGGGGCCTCGAAATGTCTCTGAAACTAAAGATCGATTCCACATATAAAAGATAGCAACAACAAAAAACAGAAAAACGTGAAAATAGACAATGTCCTCTTTTATGAGAAGTATCGGCCAAAGAATTTGAATGAGCTCATCGTTCCGGCTAGAGTCATGGAGAAGCTCAAGAAAGGAGTTTATCAACATCTATTGCTTTACGGCAGCCCTGGTACAGGAAAGACCAGTAGTGCTAAAGTATTGGTCAAAGAGTTCGGTCTTCCTTATTGCTACATTAACGCTTCGGTTGATACCAGCGTTGATACCGTCAGAAACAAGATTACCGACTTTTGTGCAAACAGAAGCATCATGGACGAAGCCGGAAAAATGAAAGTAGTAATCCTCGATGAGATCGACGGAGTATCTGATCAGTTTTTCAAAGCTCTTAGGGCTACGATGGATCAGTTCAGCGCTAATGCTCGATTCGTAGCCACGTGTAATTACATCAACAAGATTCCAGAACCGATTCAATCTCGTTTTGAGATGATCAACTTCGACTTTTCGAAAGAAGAGGAAAATGAATTGATGAAGAGTTACATCCTGAGGATCAACCAGATCTGTAAGAACGAAGGAGTTGAGATGGACAAAATGGCTATGCTGGAACTCGTGAAACGTAAGTTTCCTGATCTTCGTAGCATTTTGACTACTATCCAAGGGTATTATTCACAAGGCATTACAAAGATCACTGTCGAGGATGTCAAGAAGTTCAACAGCATGTATAAAGATGTTTTTGAACTCGTCTTTAATTCGATTGATCCAATTAAGAATTATCAGCTCTTGGTTTCTGACTATTCCAATCGGGTGGATGATGTCCTCTCGGCATTAGGATCTGAACTCATCGATTACATTAGAACTGAACAGCCGACCTATGACAGAGCAGTACCTCAAATCATAGTCACAGTGGCTAAGTACCAATCAATGAGAACTCAAGTCATCGATCCTGTGATCACCATGCTGGCATGTGTTTATGAATTACAAAGCATCATAAAAGAGTCTTAATAGTTTCTGTTGTCGCTTATTTTAACTATAATTAAACATGGGAAAGCTTACTCTTTTAATAGATGGCAACTACTTTCTTTTTAGAAGCTTTTACGTCCTGCCAAAGACGTCCGGAAAAGCTCTAGACAGCAAGAAAGAGATGGACATATTCATGAGAAAATTGTCAATCGACTTTACTTCGGAGATGAGAAAGTTTCGTAATATAGTAGATCAGGTGGTCTTTACTATAGATTCAAAATCTTGGCGAAAAGATTTTTTTCCAGAAGCTGAGTACAAAGCCAACCGATCAGAAGACGGTGCAATCAACTGGGATAATTTTCACAAAGTAGGAGAAGAATTCAAGGCCATTCTGAAGAAGAAAGGCGTTATTCTCCACAAAGTAAACGGAGCAGAAGGCGATGATCTCGTTTTTGCTTGGTCTGTCAATTGCAATCTCAGAGGAAAATCTACTATCATTTTTTCAGGTGACAAAGATTTGATTCAGCTTGTCAATAGAAATTCTTCGACAGATGCCTTTACTCTGTGGTATGCTAACGCCAATAAGAGATTAGTGGCATACGAGGGATTCAAGGATTGGATGAACACCGATGATCCTCAAGTTTCTGATATTTTCAGCATGCAAAAAGCGATCAGCAGCAGTTCTTTTTTGAAAGAACAGATGAGAAATATCATTAAAGAATCTAAGCTCGAGGTTGAAGAGGTTAACGCTGGAGACTTTGGCTTCAAGAAAGTCCTGATGGGAGATGCAGGTGACAACGTAAAACCTGTCTATTATTATTCAGAAATTAACAAAAAAGGACAGAACAGAAACTACGGTGTCTCAGAAAAGAAAGCTGAATCGGTGCTCTTAGAATTTGAAAAGAAGTACGGAAAATTCAAAGTTGAATATCTCTACGATGAAAGTTATCAAAGACACATTTGCAATCTTTTGATAAAAGTCCTATCTGCCACTCGAATGACCTATGAACAGATTCATAGAAACATCCAAGACAACACCAGCTTGGTCATACTTCACCAAAAGTCTATTCCTGAACCCATTTACAACCAGCTTTTCGAACACGTAGAAAGCATGGAAGAAAAGAAAGTTCCAGGGTTTGAAGGCATTTCTACCAAAGAAGAATTTTTGAAAGACACTGAGTATTTAGATGACAATCGAGCAATTTCTGCAGATTTTTTCAACGGAGAATCAGTCAGCGATGATATGTCTTTCATCAAAAAGAAGAAACCTTCAGACGAGATTTTCTAAAATAAATAACACATGGATCTATTCGATTACGTAAAGACTGTCTTCAGCCAGAGCAAAGATTACGAGGAATTAAAAGACTACGCAAAGAAAAAGAATGCTTTCATGTTGAATCGTTTCTTTTCGATACAATATCCAGTACAGGCTCAAATGTTCAACATCTTGAACGTTAATGCAGTAGGCGTTGCAGATTCATGGAGAAAGGTAGGCATCAGACACAAAAGAACTCCAGGTTGGATCTTCACTAAGACTAAAAAGAAAGCTAAAGATCCTTCTACATATTCTCCTTCAGAAGAAGCTCTCTCGACTTATTTAAAGATCAACGAAATCGGAATGAGAGAATACAAAGATGCAATGCACTACGATTCTGAGAAGGTGATTTCTGATCTAAAAACCATAGAAAAACAAATCAATGGAGGTGGTAGATAGCGCCAGACGGTTCGATTTTCCTTTAGTGATAGAGATGCCTCTATACACTCGAAATCACATTGACTCTTATCTGTTAAAGGATTTGATAGAAAAGTGTCATGGGATTAGAGACCCTCACCAAAAGAACGATTTCTATTTCTCAGTGACTGAGATCATGGACGTTTTGAAGCTGAAAAAGTATTCTACCCTCATCGATTCTTTCTCCAAGACCAAAGACATGGATCTTCTGTCCAACGGAAATTCAGTCTATTTCATTCACAATCTCATACAGCACTATCATAACTTAACTCTGCTGAAGATCAAACCGATGAAGTCAGAGTCGTTTGTAGCAGTTGGAGATGCGATAGACGTCTTTTCTTACATGTTTAGAATATCCTATGGGATCTTGGATTTTTCAAAGTACTTAAGCCCTAGTAGGTTAACGATGCTTAACCGAGTATTTTTAGAGAGAGGGTTTTTGTCTAATAAGTATCTGCTCAGAAAGTCTTATTTTAACATACAGGCTTCAACTTTGATGGAGCTCTTTCAAGATTACGAGCCAGATAGTCCTCAGAAAATGGACTTCATTAATCAAGTCTCAGACGTACTCTTCGACATTATCGATCCTAAGATCGAACAAGACAACCCGTCGATCCTCGTGAAGACGGACTATAACTTCCTCTAGGGAATATATAGACAAAATCATCATCTTTAGATGGCCGTAAATGGACGCACAGTCGACGCAATCGGCGATTCGATAATCATTTCTCTAGTTTCTCCCTATTTAAGGGTCAGGAGCGTTACAGGTTTTGTCGATCATGTCATCGGCGAAGACACAGTAAATTATTTCGATAAAGAATTCAGATGGTCTACTGACAATGTGACTTATTCTGACTATCAAGAGCTGAACAGCAGCAATTTGCTGGCTCTGAACTTAAATCCAAATAACCCTTTTTGGATCCAGTATCGTTATACTGTAGTTGCTCTAGAAACAGGGCATGAGATGACTTTTGAATCTATCTCTTTAGAGGTTCTCACCGAAGAAGGCACTCTGGTAATGGTTCCTCAATATGAATGTTGCGATAACTCACCGAATATATGCAGCAATCTAGTGATAGAATGTTGCCCTGACAGAGTTTGGAATCCTTACAATATAGGAACTGGAGTCAACACGTACAAGATGTTGAGCCAGGTAGTCTCTAACATTTTTGGATTCTGCGTTCAATACTATAAGACAGAAGCTGACCAGAGAAGCAGAGACGTCATCTTAAAAGAGTACAGTCTTTTTAACGTGATGGAGGAAGCTGAAGTGAAGATACTCGTCCCTGATAATGCTCTTCCTACTCGTGAGATCATGTTTAATCCTCTGATGATGGATTATGCGATGGACTCCTTTGAAATTCACATTGTGAAGACTGAGTTTGAAAAAGTTTTCGGTAGAGGAACTCACCCAGCCGAAGGTGATTATCTCTATTTCCCAATCATGCGGAAGATGTATCAGGTAAACAGCTTAGCAAACCCTGACGATTTCATGTATTCTGCTAGTTATTGGAGAGTAGGAATCGTCACTTACCAACAATCTGCTAATTTTCAATTCCCTGATGTCAATATCGAGGAATCTACTAATGATCTCATATCGAGTCTTGATACTGAATTTGGTGCAGAAGCTGAGGCTGAACAGGTTCAGACTGCAAAACCTAATGAGTACAGAAGAGTAGGCACCGGATCCAATGATTACATCAGAAGAGTTCTCAATAAGAAGTTGGTCATCAGAGACGACAAAATATACAACAACTGGACCATCATCGCGAAGAACTATTATGATCTATCTTCAATACCTGCTAAAACCGAAGCTCTAACATATCGTTACGAGTACGGTATTAATGCTGATGAAGACAGATCCATCAATTTTTGGTTCAGACCTAAGTTTATTAAACCTGTCTATTCTAACATGCAGATTAGCACACTGGCTTCTTCTGCAACAGGAAAGACTGTAGTCACTACTGTGCAAACGCCTTCTCTTTCTCCAGGAGATATCGTGGTTCTATCAGGAACTGCAGATTATGACGGAGCTTCGATCGTCTTGGAAGTCAGCGATGGAGATTTTACTATTAGCAGAGATTTTATCTCTAACGGTCTAAGAAACAATCCTAAAGCATTCAAAGAAGAGACTTGTGGATTCTTAGTCTACGATTCTGAGACTGCTAATTATTTCCTTCTTTCTTACTCACAAGACTTCTTTATCGTCAAGATAGAAGAGAACTATTTTTACTTTGATCTCAGAGGTAAAGCAATGCTCCTAAAAGACAGATGGTATGCAGTAGTTCTCAACATTTCTAATTCTTTCGATCAACTTAGTCTCTTCATCTGGGAATCTCAAGCTCAGACTGGACTCAGCGATCCAACCAAAACTGCAGATCTCGGCAATATCTATTCTCTTACAATACCTCTAACTTCAAAAATAGAGCTACCTGACGGAGATAGATGGAGGCTGCTAGGATGCAATATGCATCTGACTAACCTTAGGATCTTTGTCAAACCGATTGAAATAGACCAACAATCATTAGTGTTATCGCAATATGTAGTAGCTGACAATCAGCTGGCTGACGTGATAGACAACGCTTCACCAGAATTAAGATTAGCAACAGTAACGAATCCAAGATAAGATGCAAGAATTATTCTACGGAAACCCCCTCCTCTATCAGAAAGAGATCATGATCTCTCAGGAGCTCAGTATTTTAATGAATAAGATCAAGAGCGAAAACCCCCAAATTTGGAACGCCTGGGTGAGCAGTTTTCCTCCACAGCCTAATTCTGAGATAGTCGAGGAAGATCTCCTCGATATGATAAAAGAAATTGAAAAGCAGACTCCTGCTGATGTTTCTTTCGTTAATGAAGCAGAAGATGACAAAGAAAAACTTTTTGTCAAAATGATGAAAGAAAAAGGAATTGAAATCAGCGAAGGCGAGCTTAAAGAGATCACATATTATCTGGATCCCATTACAATGTGGCTCAAATATCACTTCAATTATCCTAGGCCATATCAAGTAGCTTATTTTAGAAGTGTACCTTTGTACCCGAGCCAATCCACTAATGCTAATAGTCCTTCGTATCCTTCGGGTCATTCTATAGACAGTCTTTGCATTGGTGTGATTTTGTCGAAAAAATATCCTGAACATAAAGAAGCTATCATGGCTCTTGCTTATAGAATATCAATGAGCAGACATATTTCAGGAATTCATTTCTCATTTGACAAATCTTTCGGAGAGTCAATTGGAATTTACATAGGAGAGAATTATTCAGAATTTTTAACCGAGATATCTAGAGGATAGATATTCTCATATCGCAAATTTATGTCAAAGAAAAATTTAAGGAACAGCATCAGCGAGCTACTAGACGACGACCTCCCTGATGAGGTTGACATTCCGTCAGAAGATTTAGATGATCTCAGAGACCAGAGACCAGTCACTTCTTATGATACGATGAGAAACGGCGCTTATGCCAAAGCAAAGAGAGTAATGGATGGTCTCTTAAAGCTCTATCTGTCACAAGAGATCATCGAAGAACAGGAGTACATTAAAGCTCGCGTTGAACTCGATAAAATGTCTCTCGGAGCTTTAATCTTTCAAATGGAAACTGCCGAAAGAGCGATCATCACAATGCTAGACAATATCGACAGCGGTGAAATGCACCCTAGAATGTTTGAAGTTTTAGGAGGTCTGCAAAAGACGTTATTGGATATCGTCAAGAGCCAAACCATGTATCTGATGGCCTCAGAAGAAAACATGAAAAAGCTCAGTAGAGATATTGATGTCTACAAACCGCAGTACAAAGCTATCGCAACTGAAAAAACCGGAAACGCAGGGCTGATCAGTTCTCGTGGCACTAAAGAATTGATGAGAAGCATCAGAGCAGAGATTCAAGAAGTTGAAGACGCTGATGCTGAAACAGAGACTATATCAGAATCAGAATCAATTTCTAGAAATCTGATGGAATATGATCCTCCTTTCGAAAGTGCTAAGATTAAAAGAGTAGGCGAAGAAGAATTTTCAGATGATGAAGAAGATTCTGACGAGAACTTTGACGAAGAAGATAACGAATTTGGACTATAATGCCAGCACAATACAAACCAAGTGAGGTAGAGATCACTCTTCCAAAAAACGAGAGCGAAGAGAGAATATCTTGGTCCACCGAGAAGGTAGAGAAATTACTGACATCGATGGACGATGGCTATAAGCCTAGAGGAGGAGTACCTTTTTATGACGGTAACCCTACTCTAAGAAAAGGCAATATCCTTTTTGATTATACTCCTCACGAAATGGATGAGATCAAGAAGTGCGCAGCTGATATCTGTTATTTCGCTAACAACTACTGCACAGTAATGACAGATGAAGGTCTGAGAACTATCGGCCTTAGAGACTATCAATTCGACATGTTGGAACATTTCAAAGCAAACCGTTTCAGCATTTGTCTAGCCAGTCGTCAGATCGGAAAGACGATCTGTTCATCCATCTATATTGCATGGTACGTCCTTTTCAATTTTGATAGAAATGCTCTTATTCTCTCCAACAAAGGAGCGACAACAAGAGAGATCATCGATAAAGCCAAAGTCATTCTTGACAACTTGCCCTTCTTTATGAAGCCGGGCATCGTTAAGAACGACGTCTTTAACATGAAATTTGATAATGGATGTCGAATCATCGGTCAAAGTACGACAAAGAAAGCCGCGATCGGTTTTACCATCCACATGTTATTCATGGATGAGTTTGCTCACATTCATCCGAGCTTCTTGGATACTTTCTATGAAAACGTATACCCTACAATCTCATCTTCCAAAGTTTCTCGAGTAATCATCACGAGTACTCCGAACGGCTTTAACAAATTCTATGACATTTATAGAATGGCTGTTCAAGGCCGCAGTGAATATAGACCTTTTAGAGTTGATTGGTGGCAAGTTCCTGGTAGAGACGAAGATTGGATGCATCGAGAAGTTGCAAACTTAGGTTCTGAAGAAGCATTCAATAGACAATATGGAAACCAGTTCATTGCTAGCTCTAATCTTCTACTAGGACCTGAATCTATCAAGAGGCTGCAGAAGAAACAAAAAACATATGTTCACCACGAATTCTTCGAGCTTGATGATCTAGAGATCAATTATAGAGATCTCGTCTGGGATCCAGACTTTGACATTAGAATGATCGAAGAAGAAGGAACGTACTGGGCTTTCTCAGTAGACATCGCAGAAGGCAACGGCGGAGACTATTCCGTCATTAACATCTTTTCTGTAGAACCGATGGCTGCTGCAGACATCAAAAAGATCAAAAACCCTGGAAGCTTCATTGAGCTCTTCGGATTAAAACAGATAGGAGTTTTTAGAAGTAACCAGCACAGCATTGAAGATTTCAGTAAGATCTTATATGTGCTTTCTATCGGGATTTTCAACTCAGAGAACGTAAAGATGGTAATTGAATGGAATATGTTCGGTTCGGAGCTGATACGTAGAATGCAGACAATCTTTCCATCTAAGAACGAATTCGATGAAGAGATGGTGGTCAAATTTAAGCATCGAAACGATGCTCGTACGTCTTCTTTCGGTCTAAAGCTAAAATCTGACAATAAAGCTATATTCTGTCAGAACTTCAAAAAATATGTCAACATTGGTCGAATAACAATCACGAACAAAGACACCATCGAAGAATCGATAAGCTTCGGTAAGACCCCTAGCGGAAGATACGAAGGGCAGTTAGGAAACGATGATCTGGTAATGTCCAGCATTAACGTTACAGAGTTCTTTCACACCACGGATTTTTCTGATTTCGTGGAAGAAAAGTTTGATCTATTAGATCCAACAATACAAAAAGTGATGGACGATGCCCTTTCTAAGTCTCGAGATGAAGGAAATCTTTACTTTGATATTTATGATCTGGTGTAACTTCTTTTTGAAAGTTCTTCCCGGATCCAAAGATATATAGAAAAAAATTAAGAAAAATGGCATTGAGTCCTCAAATAGCAGCTTTCAGATCGGCTGGCGTTTACAGACTGGAATTCGATAAAAGCCAGACTGTGGCTATTCCCGCCGAGCAACTGAGACTCGTCATTGGTTTCTCTAGAAAAGGACCGTTCAACACTCCAGTTTTCTGCCCTGATACTTCATTCTTCACGGCAGTATTCGGAGACATCAACAGAGTTGATGAGAGAAAAGGAAGCTTCTTCCACAGAAGCTGCTTGGCAGCTTTGGAGAGAGGTCCTATCCTCGCTCTTAACCTCTGGAGATTGGACAATTCTACCGATGGAACCGGTGATTACGACGAAGCGTACCTCTTCAGTACGAGCTCAACAGAAGCCAACGAAGGCTTCACAACAGAGGCTTTGTACTCTGGTTATTTCAATCAAGACAAATTCTGGTTCCCAAGCACGGATTCTTTCTTGAATAACGTAGGAGCTACAGACAACACTCCTTTTAACGACCTCTTCAACTTGGTTAATATCGGAAGTAAGCAAGTATCTGTACTTGTTAGAAAAGCAGCTCCAGAAAACGTGAGAGGCTTCCAGATCAAGGCACAAGATTGGTATGGTCCGGCTAACGTTCCGGCATTCCTTAATCCAGAGAGTTTCATCTCTGACTTTATGGTTGATGTGTTCCTCTACAACGGTAACTACGGTGGAGATCCTACCGCTGTTTACCCTTATGAGAGATTCTCATCAGATCCTACTTTCGCTAGATACTTTGACAAACAACAAGGTCTTAAGAGAAGAGTATCTGTAACAGACACTTCTGATACTTACTTGGAGCAGTTTAACAACTTACCTCAGGTTGGTTTGGTAGCAGTCTACACAGGATGCCTCATCCCAGGATTCACTGATCTCAATGGAAATAACTTATACATTGAAGATCTGATCAACGCAGACACTCCATCAACTGGTCTTTTCTGCGCGGTCAACGAAGCAATGTTTGATCTCGGTGAACTTCTCGACGGTGTCGATAAAGGTCTCGATCTTATCGGTCACGAACTCGAGAGAGTCAATCCAAAAACCATTGACTTCCTTTCTTACAAGGCGACTATCGCATCTGATCTTAGCTACGAATCTGGAGCAACTGCTCTAAGAACTGTTAGCTTAGCAGGTGTGACATTTACAGCAAATACTGACGGTAACTACGACTTGTTGGCTTCAGCTACTTCAGCTGCAGCAGCATACAACGTCTTCAGAAGCTTGGCAGAAAACTCTACTGGAACGGTTGGAGACTTCTTGATCAATGCAGACGGAGATTTGGCAATTCCAGTAACCGAAGTTACTGTAACTGCTAGCTACGTATTAGTTACAGTATCAGGCGCTAATATCACTCTTCCAACTGGAGCAGATACTCCTTTCGATGGTCTCGGTACTTTAAGCTACATCAAAGTAGCTGATATGAACTGGGTTACTCAGAGAAGCGATAACGGCGACACTGGAACTATCATCTGTGGACCTTCTTCACAAATGTATGAAGACGTTTCAGATGGCGTTCTTACTGACGGTGATAGAGCAGTATTTGGATCTACCATCTCTGCTTCTCAAGTTCTTTACTTAGATTTCAATCCTTTGACTTACGGTTACCTCGTTTACGATTTAGGTGGATTGCCAGTCAACATTGAAATTTCTGATAGCACTTACGACATTCCTACATTCATCACTAATGCTTTTGCAGATGCTGACTTCCAGGATTTGATCACTGATGACGCAGACTTTGGCATCAACCAAACTGGAGAGTTCTTCTTCGATACTGCTGACGATGCTTACGCTCAGGGTACTTTTGGAGTTCAATCTTTCAAAGGTTCTCTTAACAACAGCATTACAGTTCTCGAATATAGCGGAACTCCTGGATCTATCCTCCAGCAGAACGAGATCATCGTATCTGCAGATGATGCAGCTTATGTAGCAGTAGGAAAATATCTTGTTCAATCAGCAGGATCTTCAACGACTCCTTCTAGACTTACTTACATTAAAGAAGTAGTCGGAATCAGTAATTTCACACCTGGTGTGAATGCTCTCAAAGTTGTCTGCGAAGGGCCAATCCTCATTAAGAGCATCGGTGCAGTAAATACTGCAGAAGCTTACACTGCCATCACTGAATGGGTAGACTACTACAATATGTTTACTCTTGATGGATTTGAGCTCGGAGCTTACAATCTTCCTAATGGAAGTAATGAGCAGCAGAACAATATCCTTTATGATACTCTCGGTGGAACAAAGCTCTTCCAAGCTCTTATCGACAAGGATAACATCGCTTACAGATACATCGTTGATACTTTCGCTAACGGTATCGAAGCAAACTCTAAAGCGATCTACTTCCAGCTTGCTAAGAACAGACAGAATGCTTTCGCAATCGTCAACGCTCCATCTGTAGAAAACTTCAAGAAGAGCACTGATCCAAGTTTCTTAAACTTGCTCGGCCAATTCGATACGAAGTATGTCGCAGAAGGTGGTGACTTGGCTAAGAATCCTACAGTAAGATACACTCTTCCAGGAGTGACTCAAGGATCTAGCTACGGAGCTTTCTATTCTCCTTTCTTAACAGTAAGAGAGAACGGAGCTAACATTCAGGTTCCTCCAGCTGGATATGTTTCTAATAACTACATTGACAAATACACTACTGCCTTCCCATGGTCAATCGTGGCTGGTAACAGAAGAGGTATCGTCGGTGGTAGAGGAGTGATCGGAGTAGAATACAACTACGACAAGAGCGACAGAGATTACATCGAGCCGTTCGGACTTAACCCGATCATCTTCCAAAATGGAACAGGTCTAGTGATCTTCGCTAACAAAACAGCTCAACAAAATGTACAAAGTGCACTTTCAGCAGCTCACGTTAGAGAAGTAATGATCTACATCCAAGACGGTTTAGCAGCGATCTTGAAGAATTATCTCTTCGAATTCAACACTGCTCAGACTAGATTGGAGATCAAGACTCTCGCGGATAACTTCATGGCGACAGTACAAGCTGAAAACGGAGTTTATAACTTTAGAAACATCATGGATGAGACCAACAACACTCCAGATGTCATCGAAAGAAACATCGGTATCCTTGATACTTTCGTAGAACCAGTTAAAGGAATGGAGATCTTGGTAACAAGAACAACTATCCTCAGACCTGGACAAATCGCGAGCGGTCAAGTATAAATAGACTAAGTAAACAAAAAAATATAGAAGATGCCTCTTCCTCATTACACTCAAGCAAAAGCATCGATTCAAAAATTTGAACCGGTGTATCAGAACCTCTTCGAGGTGACGATCTTGACTCCTCTGAATCAGGACTCCTCTTTGATGCTTCAACACGTGAAGAGCATAGGCGGCTTGAACAACCTTAACCCTACGGTGGAAGCTGTAGGCCAGAAATACAAATTCGCTGATAGAAGCTACGCAGGAATGCCCGGACAGACTTTTGCAGAACTGGCCTTGGTATTCAGTGTTAACCTGAACGATGCGAATCAGGCTTACATGTACAAGTACATGAGGGATTGGTACAAGCTTACTTATGATCCTCTGACCGGCGAAATGGGCCTCAAGGTCAACTATACCGGAACAATGATTGTTGTCCAGTATAACAGACGTGGAGACGTATTTAGAAAGATCACTTTCAAAGATTGTTTCCCGACTGGCCAGCCTACTTTCGTAGATTCATTGGCTTACGAGACAGCAGATCCTGCTGAGGTCAACATGACTATCAGATCAGATTACTGGATCGAAGAGAATTTGTAAGAAGATTCTTAGAATGATAGATAAGGAGAGGGCGCCTAGCGGCCTCTCCTTTTTGTTTGTATATGATCAAAAAAGTAAAAACAAGAACCAGCTCAACCGGCAAAGCTTCTGTCAAAGGCTCTAAGCCTGAGAAAGCTGATCTGCTCAGCATATTTTCGGGAGCTGATGAAGATTCAACAGAGAACTCAAAGGCTTTTGATAACCCACAGGAACAAAGAGGCCATAACTCTTCTGACGGATCTAGAGTGCCTGAAACGCCCTTGCCTACGCCTGGAGATCCTGGAAGATCAGGAGCTCAGTTCAGCAGTCCTAATTTCAATCTGAATACATCTAAGCTTACATCTAAACCTCAGGAGCAGATGTCAATGAAACAACCCACTCTGACAGATAGAGTCAAAGAGCCTCTATCACCAGTTCAGACTAAGGACGGCAGCATTACTAATTTGGCGAACACTCAGATGTCAAAACCAGTCTTAGAAAAATATCCAGCTGCCAACGACATAG